CCGATCTCCATTTAGCAAAACAGTCGTTAATATCGAGGCTGACAGCGGCGCCGCGATGATACTGGACATAGTAAAGGCGGTGATGTGATGGCGCGCAGAACACGTGGAAAACATACCGATCTTGAAATGACGGTGTCAGCTGCTAAAGAAGCAGGTCTGACTTACGGACTGTATGTAGCAAGAATGGAGCACCCTGTGATAGTACATCACAAAGTCAAGCCTATAAGCAAACCCAGTAAGTGGACAAGCCGTAACCGGACGCTGTACGAGGGGCTTGAGCAGGAGTTAATGCATATAGATACCCGCGCCGAGTGGCTCAATGATCCTTTTGCAAAGGAAGCAATCGCAGCGAAAGAGCGGGAAGCAGAGCGCAAGGTGCGCAACTTTATCGAACGCACAGAAGCAGCACTCAAAGGATCCCATCACGTTCTGTCCGAAGAAAGGCGATGGATTATAGATATGTACAGAAAAGGGCATTCACAGAAGTCGATTGCAGCCATGCTTGGGCGCTCTAAATGCACAGTGTCGAAGATTATCAACGAATGGAGGAAAGAACAGTGGACGACAGAATGACAACCGAGGAGATTCGCATCATGTACCGCGATGCCAAGAATAAAAAGAAGCAGCTTTGTATACTTGCTGAAATAAATTTGTGCAAGCCTGCAGATATACGCGCGATCATTAACGGTGAGACGGACGAATTACCACCCGTTACGGATAATCATCATCGGACCAGAACGAGATGCCTGAAAAAACGGGGATTGTCAAATGCACTCGCTGATAAGGAAAAGCAGGATATCATCAGTCTTTACCTAGAGGGGATGCGAAACAAAGATATCGCGGACAAGCTGGGCAGGTCGCAGAGCGTAGTCAGTCGGATAATCAACAACTACAAGGAGGGCGCAATGACATTTACCGAAGAACAGACACCCGAGCAGAATGAGAAGCTGCTGCAGGAGATAACCGAAAAGATAGCGGACAAGCCGCAGCCCGAGATACCGTCCATCCCGACAAAAAACGTGGGCGTTGTGGAAATCGCAGGCGGACTGCTCGATTACATAACGCATGATTTGCAGGATCATATCGTTGAGATCAGGCGTGGCAAGGACTGTTACACTGTACGCGTCGAGAACGAAGCTGAGGGCGTCGTACTGACAAGGAGGCATAAGAATGATTGAGGTTAGAGAAAATGCCAATGGGGTATCATGTAAAATGGAGGGCAAGGTATTCGACTTGCTGGCGGAAACTGCTGTGGTCGTAGAGCAAATGGCAGAAAACCTGCTGAAAAGTGCTAAAGTACCTATGACTTACGAGGTTGCATTACAGCGCACTATAGAGGCTATTTATACGTCGATTACAGAAACAAGGGGGATAAATCATGATGCGTAGCGTTATTTGTTTTTTAGTGGCAAGTGCTGCAATGCTCGATATTAACGGTCTTGAGGGTGGTGTTAAGGCTGGTACAATGACGATGGGTGAGTGCATTCCGAGAGCGATAATAGCGCTTATCGTCGCAGTGATCGCTGTAATTATCGGTGATAGCGCCTCTGACAATCCGAGAGAGGAGGCTAATGAATATGATGATAAGCGGCAAGTGGGTAGTAAGGGCGACGAACAAGGCGAACGGGCAACCGATGTACTTCAAGGGAATATCGGATTTTCCGCTGTTCAGCAGCCTGTCGAGCGCGACACGGCTGTATAAGCGCGAATGTGATGCCAAGACAGCAATTGCACGTATCACCGATAGCGGCTTCACAGGAGATCTGAGAGCGGAGTACATAGATAGTGTAGACGTTCCCGATGAAGATATAGACAGCGAGGAGATCGAGCTTGAAGAACTTCCAAGTGGCGAGTGGCGTCAGCTTGAGCGCTTCGGCGACAGTGCTATACTTTATGACGGACAGCGCTTTGCGGTGTGCTTGGCACAGGGACGGTTCAGACTGTACGAGGACGGGCAGGAGGCGTGGCAATTCTGGAGCAGATTGCGAGAGGAGAAAGGCAGAGTACGCATTGCTGCACTGATATCGAAAGGTGGCGCGGGAAATGGCTGAACAGATCTGCAAGCACTGTAAACAACCTGTCGGTAGCGGCGCAGTGATGTGTCCGTTTTATAAAGAAGTGATATGTATCCTCCACTGCAAGGAATGTAAGCATAGCTATGAATGGCTTAGCGGAGAACGTCGGTGTAGGTATCATCAGAACAGGCGTGAGCGCGAAGCAGCACGAAAGGCTGCTGAAAATGTGGCACAGGAATAAAAAAATCCCGCCCAAAGCGGGCGGGAAAGGGAATGTGGTTTTGCAATCGCTTGCAAAAATACTCTTACATAAATATTATATATCATTCCCTTAAAAATGTCAATAGTCAGAGTTTCAAAAACGGCGTAGTCGCGCCGTTTTCGGAGCTTGTAATGAGCATTAATAACTCAGCCGTTTTTGGTGTGGGTGACGGGGAAGTGAAAAATTGAAGCATACGTTTATCAGAGAGAAATCTCTGACAGCAAGAAACTGCAGATACAAGGAAGTATCATGGTATGAGTATTCAGAGGAGGAACAGGAAGCGGTTAGACGTACAAGGCGAACAAAAGCACGTGCTTCTCCTCCTAAGGTCAAAAAAATGAATGATGAATATAGTCGTCAGTATTTCAGGTGGCTGTTATTCAACAATTTTGGCAAAGGTGACTATCATGTAACGCTCACCTTTGCCGATGAATTTACGACAGAGGACGCTAAGCGAGAGGTCACAAACTATCTTCGTCGCCTAAGGCGATTGTATGGCAAACAGAACCTTGAGCTTAAGTATCTGCTGATAAAAGAGGATAGGCGATCAGGTCACAGGCTGCACTGGCACCTTGTACTCAACGGCGGTGTTATAGATCGAGATGCTATCGAAAATCAATGGAAGCTCGGTTATGCCAACGCGGATCGCCTTAAGCCTGATGCGAAGGACGGGCTGTATGGGCTTGCGCGATATCTCACCAAGAGCATGGCGTACTGTGAAAAGCACCAACGCTCTTGGGTAGCCTCGGGTAACCTTTTGCGCCCGGATAAAAATCCCGATATGGTGACGGATGACAACAAGATCTCCAAGCGCCGTATGAAGCAATTGCAGGAAGCGGCAAGGAATGATGAGGTCAAAGCTTTTGTTGAAAGAATGTACAAGGGTTTTGAAATAATCCAGTGGCGCGTCGGTGTAAACGAGGTAACAGGCAGACCGTTCGCTAAGTTCTGCCTTATGCGCAGGTCAGAGGCTACAGGCGGATTTGGATATGGGTAAGGAGGATATCGTTGAGCAAATCAGTTAAGTTTGATGCAGCGGCATGGAGAGAAAAGCGAAATCGTGAAATGTATGAACGTGCTGTGGAACATATTACAAATGCTCAAAAGTATGCAAAGAGCTTCAGCGCCAGCGAATTGAGAAAGCATACGCACAGCAGACGAGTTATTCCAGCTGAACATTGCTCAAAGTGCAGCTGTCCGTGTGTATACGGTCTAGCTCTTTGCATCAAAGACGGGTACCGTTTATCGGTATCGGAAACAGATCAAAAGATCATTTTTGAAAAATTTGAAAGTGAGGAATGTTACATGAACGACCATTGCGAACACTATAAGGGTACCGAAAAGATTTCTGCGACAGAAACTATGATCAAGTGCCCGATGCTTCCCGAGGGTGGGAAAGTATTCAACAACAAGGACGATGAAGGAAAGGAGCTTATTTCTAAGTGCTGGCATCATGGCACAGACTGCCCATATCTGAATGTCGAGCAAACCGCCGAACCTGCGTGTGATGCAGTTCAGCAGGAGTTTTCAGCCGAAAATTACGGTGATAGTCAAGTAACGCTTGAAAATGCTGTTGAGCCTGCTGACGATGCAGAGCCGCAGGCGCTGACAGAGATAGCGACTGACGACAATCAGGTGACGATCAAAGCGGCTACGCTTCATCACCGTATACTTGTTAACTCCCAGATCGCCGCGCAGAGCATTGTCGCTATAGCTAAGGATCTAAAGACGATGAAGGACGAAAAGCTGTACACCGCTCTCGGCTGCGCTGACTTCAACGAATACTGCGAGAGCAGAGTAGGCATAAAGCAGAGGCAGGCTTATAACTTCCTGCGCGTGCTTGATAAGTATGGCGAAAAGCAGCTTGACGAGGTTTCGCATCTTGGAATAGCAAAGCTTGTCGAGCTTACCTCGCTTGATGACGAGGACAGGCAGGAGCTTATCGATAGCGGCAGGGCTGAGGAGATGTCAGTGCGTGAGCTTAAAGAGGAAATAGCACGCCTCAACAGCAGATGCGAGCAACTGACACTTGATATCGAGGACGAGCGTGATAAAGTGCGTACCCTTAACGATAACAGCGAAGTTGCTGCCTTGGAAACACAGCTTGAGGAGCTGAAAGGACTTCTCGCAGCGGCAAGCCAAGAAAAGGACAGCATCGAGGATCGTTACAGCAAGCAGAAAGCCGCTCTCATTGAAGAACACCGCAAGGAAAAGCAGTATCTCAAGAACGAGCTTGCAGAGCTTAAGGAGACCAAAGAAACGAATGCTTTTCTTACGGAAGAGATCTCCAAGCTTAGAAAGCGGAAAGAGGAAGGAGCCAACGAGATATCTGAGGAGGATATGGAGCGCTTACGCGAGGAGGGACGCACACAGGCAAATAAGGACAGCGAAAAGCGGTATAACAAGGCATTGAAGGAAGCTAAAGCCAAAGCTGATGATGAGCGTATCATAGCAGTGGATACAGCTCGTAAGCAGGAAGCTGAAAAGTACGCTGCTGAGATTGAGAAGCTGAAAGCCGAAAATGCCGCTTTGCAATCGAATGCGCATAAGCCTGCACCAACGGAGCAGAAGGCGCTGTTCAAGTTCCATCTGAAAAATCTGCAGGACGAATTCAACGGTGCGTTGGAGCTTCTTGCATCCTTTGAGGATGATGATAAGAAGAAGCTTACCGAGGCGCTTAAGACGATCTTAGCAACGCTCGAGGAGGCAGTATCGGATGTATAACAAGTGTGTTTTCATGGGTCGTATTACTAACGACCTTGAACTGCGGACGACTCCGACTGGGGTCAATGTCTGCACGTTCCGCATAGCGGTGGATCGTCGCTTTGCCGATAAAGACGGCAAAAGGCAGACAGATTTCTTTACAGTGGTCGCGTGGCGACAGCAGGCTGATTATGTATGCCGCTGGTTTGGCAAGGGTCGTATGATCCTGGTCGAGGGTGAGATGACAACGCGCCGTTACACCGATAAGAACAACATTGACCGCGAAGTATATGAAGTGGTAGCGGATCGTCTGAGTTTCACGGGGGAAAAGGTTAAGCAGGCATCAGACAGCGGATATTATCCGGACGAGCCGCCCAGCACTCCTGCTCCACCATCGGAGCAGAGTGCATCAAAGGAATACAACAAAGACGATTACGAACAGACAGACGACGATTACCCGTTCTGATATCGAACGGGCGCAGAAAGGACCTTACACATGATTGAAAAAGCAATAGAAAAACTGAACACCGAATACACAGTAAGCGAAAAGGGCTTTGACAGATACGGAAAAGTAGTCGGCGCACCAGTAAGAGATGCGCTCATCAGCTTCTGCAGGCAGAACGCTGAGTTTGCTCAGGCAGTGGTCGAGACGTCGGCTACCTTTGCGGATTGCATTAAGGCTATAATGCACAAAGCAGGAGTGGCACTGTCGGATATGGAGACTTACAGGCGCGCCGCGGATTTTTATTTCAAGGGTGCAAAGATCAGCTTCACTATGACAATAGATCTTGGCGATAATGGCTTCAGCAACGAGCAGACAGTGCAGAAGTCAGCGGCAAAGAAGATCGATCTATCGCTTGATGATCTTCTGGGATTTTGAGGTGCGGGATGAAAAAGGAACGAAAAGAAGAACTTTTGAAAGAGTTTCCACCTGTGCCTGATGATATTATCAAGAAGATGTCGCAAGGCAGATTCGCCCACAACTACGCCGTTATGCTGACTCGCGGAAACGAGCTGTTTGTGCGGTGCTTTCACAAGTATACAGGGAAAGCACCGCTGATAGAGCGCCAGCGCTTTGTGTTCGCCAAAGACGGCTGTTGCCGATATGGCTCATATCGCGGTAAAGAATGGGCTATAAGGACAGAATTCAGAGAGCCTGTGTTTTGCGCGGCGAGTTACGGATACAATTTCGACAACTCTTATTCAGTGCTAAACATGGAAGCTGTAAAGAAAAGCTGTATGAAATACTCTTGCGCTGAACAATATAACGGCACTCTGCTGATGGAGTATCTCCAGCTGTATTGCAAGCACCCGAACGTCGAATATCTCATGAAAACAGGATATGATCATTTGGTGGAGGAACGCGATGTCGGTTATTACTGGAGTGTGCGCAAAACACTAGGTACACATCCTAATATCAACTGGAAAAGCAACGATCTGCTTAAAATGCTCGGCCTTAACCGCACGGAGTTCAAGGCACTTAAAGGAAATGAAGGTTGCTATGACGATTATCTGAACTGGCGTGAGAAGTTCCCACGATATACGCCCGAAGAGTTGATTGCTGTATCGCGAGTTTTCAAAAGCGAGTGCGGCACAGCTGATAAGTTATGTAGGATAACAGGTTTGCGGTTAACGCGCCTTGCAAGGTATTTAAGTGAGCAGGAGGTGCGTTCGCGGGATTATTCCGACTATCTCGACCAGTGCCGTTTGCTGGGTTATGACCTGCACGATACCGCGATATCCATGCCACGCGACTTTGAGGCGATACATACCCGACTGTCTGAGATGATAAGTTACAAGCAGAACGAGGAAATGAACAAGTTATTTGAGGAGCGTTATGCCGAGCGCAAAGCGCTTGAGTACAGAGGCGGCGGTTTGCTGATACGTCAGCCCGAAACACTTGCGGAAATCGAGGCAGAGGGCAAAGACCTGCACCATTGTGTAGGCGGCTACGGCAAGCGTCACGCGCAGGGAACGCTCCACATAATGTTCATCAGACGAGCCGATAAGCCAAACGAAGCCTACTATACTATGGAGCTTGGTCTGCATGGTGAGATACGGCAGGTGCGCGGGTTGCGTAACTGCGAACCGAACAAGAAGGTCAAGGCGCTGATAGAGGAGTACAGGCAGTATCTTGACAGCATATTCAATGAGGACAGAAGATCTAAAAAGCACAAAAACAAAGTGCTGGTGGCGGCAAATAAAGAAACGGCGGTCACCGCGTGAAAGGGGATCACTACATGAACAACAACGAAGTGAAGTCTGTACTTGAACAATATCGGGATGCAGATAAGCACATAAACCTTGCTAACAGGCAGCTTGAGGATATATCAGCGGCAACAGGCTTCATTCCGTTGTGTGTTGTGGAGGAGCAGGAACGTCTGAAAAGCAGGCTTACGCAGCTCATGAGCTTGAAAATATCGGTCAGACGCGCACTGGAACGTCTGGATAAGACCGAGGCTGATATTATTCAGCTTCGGTCGATCGAGGGTTTAGGCTGGATCAAATGCGCCTGTACCGTAAGTTATTCGATAAGGCAGGCACAGAATATTCACAAACGAGCGCTGCGGAAACTTGGCGTCTTTTTGGAACAAGAAGGAACATCAGATCATGTAAACGGCGAGGAAATTACATTGTGATGTGCGATTTCCAAAACTGCGCAGAAAGGGCTTTTTTCAAAACAAACGAATATCAAGGAGTTGTATTATGACAAAATCAGATAATTCTTCAAGAAAAGCGGCAAAAGAAGCCTATGTCAGATCCAAGGGCGGTGCTTCAAGCCGCGAGCTTGCTGCGCAGTTCGGTGTCGCTGTATCTACTATAAACAGGTGGAAAAAGGCTGATGACTGGATGGGCGCTCTCAAGAAGAAAAAGCGCGGCGGTCAGAGTGGAAACAAGAATGCTGTGGGAGCAGGTGCGCCGCTCCGCAACACCAACGCGCAGACGCATGGGGCCTACAGCAAGGTCTATCTCGACCAGCTCCCCGCGGAACAGAAACAGCAGCTGGAGGAGATCGATAGGATGACTACTGCCGAAAAGCTGTCATTTGAGCTGCAGCTGTTGTATGCAAAGGAGTTCGATCTCACTGAGAAGCTTAAGCTGTATGAGAATATCGTGGATGAGGGCGAGGTGATAGAGTCTACATACATCGATAAGATCGTTACTTCTGAAAGCTCCAACGGACACAGCGAGACCTATATAAAGGTCAGCGGCTTTGAGCGCCGCGCTAAGCTTGAAACACAGCTCAGCCGTGTGCATGGGCGTATCCTAAGGCTGTTGGATTCGATAAAGGCTCATGAGAACGAGCAGAAGCGTTTCGCGCTGGATGAAAAGAAGTACAATCTCATGCGTCAGAAGATAACAGGTCAGTTCACACTTGAAGTGGACGACGATACAGGTGAGATCGTCGATGATCTTGACAGTGATGACAATAGCGAGTAATGGCTTTCATAAGGTACTGTGGCGGTTCCTTAGGGGGTGCGGGTCCGCCGAGCCCCACGATATGGCTAGATATGAAAAATTTTTTTCCGTTTCCGTTTGGCAGCGGCAAATTTTCGGTGGAGGGGTATATGGGTAAGAAGGTGCTTTATAGCTCCAAGGCGGTGGCTTCGGTGTTATGTGTCACAGAACGTCGTGTGCGACAGCTTCGTGATGATAAGATAATATCCGAGTATTCACAGGGGCTGTATGATCTCATTCCGACGGTGAGGAACTACATTCGTTTCATCACGCATGGCGAGGGAAATGCAGACAGCGCGGTGGATCTCATCAAGGAGAAGGCGCTGCTTATGCGTGCGAAGCGGCAGAACGAGGAATTTGATCTTAATCTTAAAGCAGGTAAGCTGCACGAGAGCGAGGAGATCGAGCTTGTCATGAATTCAATGCTTATGAATTTCCGTTCAAGGCTGATGGCTATTCCGACAAAGGCGGCTCCTGTACTCGCGGAAAAGACAAACAAGGCAGAGATAAACGACTATCTCACAAAGCAGATCAAGGAGGCACTTGAGGAGCTGTCGGATTTCGATACAATGTTCTCCGACATCATTGCCGCCGAGGAGGATGGAGATGAATAATACAATCACTATCAACGATTGTGCTGTTATACTGCAAGGCAAGAATGTCGATAAGGCAAAGTTGAATGACGAAGGCAACGGTATTCCCTACATTGTCGGAGCTTCCTGTCTGCAGAACGGGCGGCTTAGCTGCAAATCGTATTGCAAAGAGACAGATAAACAGGTGATATCACAATTGGGTGATGTGATAATCTCCGTTGTCGGAACGCTCGGAAAGATGGCTGTGAACGATATCGGGGACTGTGTGCTTTCAAAGCATGTTTGTGCGGTGCGCTTTGTGCCTTCAATACTTCCCGAATACGGTCTGCTATGCCTGATGGGTGCAATATCACAGTGTATACCGCCTGATGACGGCATACAAACAGGCTTTGCACGCAAACTTGACCTTGAGGACATAGGCAAATTGCCACTGCTCCTGTTGACGCTTGATGAACAACGGATTACGGCAGAGCGTATGGTCTTTCTTACGGCAGGGTTACAGACGAAACCGACCAAAAAACTATCTCCCGATAACCTCCCTGATAACCCTGTGGAGCTTGCAGAATGGTATAAGCGTGAAAGCACCCGACTGCTCAGAGAGCAGCATAAGGCATTGAATAAAGTTGTTGATATTCTGACATCCTGCGGCAACACTCCGCAGGAAGAAATACAAATGATTTTGGAGGATTTCATATGAAAATATCAAAGCACATAATTGAAATATTGGCTCGTGCAGAGGTTGAAGGTAATGCACTTCGCCTTACAGACCAGCTTGATAGAAAGACATATCTTGATACAGCAAAGGTGCTTACAGCTATCGGAGGCAAGTGGAACAGCGGCAAGAAGTGCCATATCTTTGCCGATGATATTGAGGATATCATTCAGAACATTATCCTGACAGGTGAATATGTAAGCGAAAGAAAAGAGTATCAGTTCTTCCCCACACCTGACAGCCTCGCAAAGGAAACGGTCGCACTTGCGGAAATCAGAGAGGGTGAGCGTTGTCTTGAACCGTCTGCAGGTCGAGGTGCGATAGCTCGGTATATGCCAAACTGCGACTGTATAGAACTGAATCCAAAAAACCGAGAATATCTTGCAGACAATGGATTTAACGTGGTGTGCGATGACTTTATGGCGTATGTTCCCGCTGTTGATTATGATGTTATCGTTATGAATCCCCCGTTCTGCAAGCAGCAGGACATAGCACATGTTACAAAAGCAATTCAAATGGCCAAGCGTTGTGTGGTAGCTATTATGTCTGCCTCCGTACAATATCGCACAGACAAAAAGACAGCGGACTTCCGTGCACTAGTTGAAAGCTATGGCGGCACTATCGAAATGCTCCCCGAAAATGCGTTTAAGGAAAGCGGCACGGCAGTGAATACTTGCAGAATCGTTGTACATAAGAGTAGGTGACGCTAATGAACAAAAATAGATACTGGTCCGAAACCGATGGCTGCTATGAGCTGCACTTCAATAAGTACTACGATGATACAGTTGTGTTGAAATTCACTGTCGACGACAAGGACCAGACCTGCTTTTGGTTCGTTTCCGAGGAAATGAACATTGAGTATGACTGCGAGTGGTATGACAGCGTAGACGAAGCAAAAGCGGAGTTTGAGCTTAAATACGAGCAATATTTGCAGGACCAAATCGCCTATTACAAAGATGTCCTTAAACAATGGGAGGAGAGCAAGGAACAATGAAAAAACGCTTGTCTTGGATAGAATTATTCGAAATAGTTGTAGGCATCGCCGCAGTGATCTTTGTTGCGATATACACAGTAGCGGCAATAGTCAATGCTTGTAACCGCATTACCGAAGGCAAAATCGTCGATAAACATTACCATGCGGCTTATACCACCACAACACACCGCACAACAGCAAACGGGGATAGTGTTACGGTGCCAAAATATGTACCCGAAAGATATACATTTACCATTGAGGGAGAAAAGAACGGAGATACTGTTCAGTACACTTTTGATGTTACCGCCGAGGAATTTCACGAATATTCGATAGGCGACTACTTTCGGAGGTAGGTATATGGCAGTGGTTAAATGGTGGATTGGAGTCGAAGGAGTTTATCAAGAAGGCACCGTGGAAGTTGACGACAATGCTACCGAACAGGAAATTGACGCGGCTGTTTTTGAGGAGGCAGGGCAACTCATAGATTGGGGCTGGAGCAAGGAGGACTAAATGTCTGAACTACTGAACATAGACAATCTTGAGCTGATGAGCCGCTACCCCGACAACTTTTTTGACCTTGCCATAGTAGATCCCCCGTATTTCGACGGGCCGCAGAAGCGCAAATATTATGGCAGCTCGGTAAGTACCACATCCGTAAAGCGGAGAGAATATCATATCTCTCCGCCGGAGTACTGGATCCTGCCGACAAAAAAGTATTTCGACGAACTTTTCCGTGTCAGCAAGAATCAGATAATATGGGGCTGCAATTACTTCCACTATGAGTTCCCCGGTTCTGGCCGTATTGTTTGGGATAAATGCAACGGCAATAACACATTCAGCGACTGCGAGATTGCTTACTGTTCCCTACACGAAAGCGTCAGGCTGTTTCGCTTTATGTGGAACGGTATGATGCAAGGCAGATCCGCCGACGAAGGTCACATAATGCAGGGTAACAAGAAGCTCAACGAGAAACGGATACACCCAACACAAAAGCCTGTCGCCCTGTATGAGTGGACTTTGAAAAGATATGCCCAGCCGGGAGACATAATCCTTGATACGCACGTTGGCAGCGGCAGCAGTCTCATAGCCTGTGAGCGGCTCGGATTTGAGTATGTCGGCTGTGAGATAGATCCATATTACTTCGCAGCGGCAAGCGAGAGGATTGCAAAGGAGTGTGATACATAGTGGAATTTCTCAAAAACATACCGCCGGAAGCTATCGCTATACTGATAATTCCGATCATTCTGTGGATTTGCAGAGAGACGGACGAAAAATGAAAGGAGTACAACAATGGCAACATGGCTTTTCAACAAGGATGAATGCGGCGACGACTACTCGATAATTGACGAGCTGACAGCGGAAAATCCGTCGCAGGAGGAATTGAATTCAATTGCACAGAGGATTATGTTTGATAACGACTACGACTGTGTATTCATCGGCAAGGGCGAGCGAGTTACAGCTGATCATGTTGTACCTGATTGGATCGGCGATGATGTTCTCGAAGAGATTGAGAATTTCGCCTATGATAACATCTGCACAACAGACGATTTTATTTCCGTGACCGCAGAACAGCGGCAGCAGCTCAACGACAGGTTGTATGAGGTTATCGTCAGCTGGATCGAGGAGTGCAACGCTATTGGGGTATATTATACTATCCCGAAACCGATACAGTTTATGAGGGTGGGTAAGTGATGTCAGAATACATAAAGCGCGATACTGCATTGAAAATAATCGACAACTACGCAAAAACGGTAGAGGAAAAGAATAGTCAAGCTGCTATTCAGGCAGTACGGGATATTGTTGCTGTTATATGCCCTGTCGAGGATGTTGCACCTGTGATACACGGATGCTGGAAGAATATTGGTGGTGATGAGTGGTGCTGTAATTGTTGCGGATATGTTAAAACAACAGAAAGTCGCAACGACAGACCCGCATATAAATTTTGCCCCGATTGCGGTGCAAGAATGGACGGTGATAGCAATGACTGTTGAAGAAAAACTGACAATGAAAACAAATATAGTTGATGGCTATACACTTAAGTGTATGTGTACATTCGGCAGAGATGGAACACCTACCGATGAATATGGTTGTAATGAACTTTGCGACGAGCGCAATCGGGACTGCAATAAATGCGGTATACAAGAAGCTTTCAACAAGCTTGCTGATTACGAAAACACAGGGCTTTCTCCTGCAGAAATAGAAGAACTCAAACGCTCTGATCGTGTCCACACAAAATGGGAGATATGTTCCGATGGTTACTATCCTTATTGCAAGAATTGCCATTATGAACCGCCGAGAGAGGCAGGAATGACAAAATACTGCCCCGAATGCGGCGCAAGAATGGATGGTGATAAAAAATGAGCAAAGCTGTACTGATAAGCATTCAGCCGAATTGGTGCCAGTTGATAGCAAACGGCAAGAAAACCGTTGAGGTCAGAAAGAGCAGACCGAAGTTAGAAATGCCGTTTAAGTGCTATATTTACTGCACAAAAGGCAAATCGTCAAAAGACGATACATTTAATGTCGTTGGGTACAACGACGGCGAGAATATATACGATTATCGCATTAATGGTAAAGTCTTTGGGGAGTTCGTGTGTGATGGCATTATAAGTCACTGCGAAATGGCAAATGCCGATATTGCAGAACAGCAGGGACGGATAAGTCGGGAAAAACTTGCTGAATATTCTGACGGAAAGGAGCTGTTCGGTTGGCACATCTCCGACCTCAAGGTATATGATGAGCCGAAAGATTTAACGGATTTTTTTGTCGAGGGCGAGTGTTATCCTTCACGCTGCTCCAAGTGCAAGTATTTTGATAAAGGCAATGGATACAACGTTGAAGATGACTGTTTGCTGCCGCACCATCTCAATGATGATGGCAACGATATAAAGCCGTTGTTCAAAGCGCCTCAGAGCTGGTGCTATGTAGAGGAGGTGTAATCGGTATGGGCACTAAAGATAATATAATGCTCGAATCAGAAGAAAAGCGTTGTCGGGAGTGTACAGAACCAACCAAACACATAGCAGGTTTTTGGGACGGTGTGGATCCCAACGGCAATGATACAAGCGGATGTTTTTATGATTGCAACAATATTGGTTGTGGCATAAAGATGGATCGTGTCATCAGAGAAGCGGCAGCAGAAGATGAGCGGCAACGCATACGTGTAGAAAATGCAGACAACAGAACGGACGCTTCTACTCTTGTGGATATGCGAAAAGCGGCGCAATGTACGCTGAGGATCGCCGCTGACATAGCTGGTATATCCGTCTCTGAATACAGTGCAATGGAACAGGAGAGGAAAGCAATCCCCAGCCAGTTATATAACAGTTTAGGATACATATTCGGAATTATGCAGGAATTGAGGTGCGACGATGGCGATAAAGATAACCTTTGATACCATAGCAGAGTTCGAGGAGTTTTCCACTGCTTTTACCGATTGCAGACAGAGTGAACCGTGCGGAAATTGTTCCGAATGCAGGAAAGCATTGAAAGAAAACAATATCGACGAGTTTTGTTATCAGATAAACCTGTCAAAAGATAGGGAGAATTTCGAACAAACATTAAACGAGATGCGTAACATCTGCGAATACTGCATTTGGTATTGGATAGACGAGTACGAAATCAAGGAGGATTAGAGCAATGTCACCAACAATAAATGAACGTACGCTTACTGAACTTCAAAGGGCTGGATATAGCGAGGCTGAAATCGAAGAAATGGCGAGTGTGGCTATTGCAGTTGGAACTAGCAGTGGCGTAAGCAATCACAAGATAGCTTCGAAAATAAGAGCAATGGCGTTAAGATCCAGCGATGAAATCACAGATTTTATCATAAACACAGGAGAAAACTGTATGAATCCAGAAAGAATATATGCTGCTATGATGGTAGCTGACACTATGGGCGCCTCGATGTATCACGAACCACGAGGCGGATTGTTTGCCAAGTCATATGACAAGGATTTCAACCGCAAGAAAAAGCACAGGAAGGTGGCGAAGGCTTCCAAACGAAGGAACAGGAAAGGAAGATAACCAATGAGCCTGTATATTATGAAATTATTCGATACAATTTGTTAAAATTACCTATTGACATTAATGTTGTAAAGTGGTATTATAGTAAACATAGTTAAGACTGACGAGAAGCTGCAACTATCTCGCCAGTCTTAACTTATAATCCAAATCAGGAGCGGCAGGTTATGGCAAGGGAAATGACATCCAAGCCCTTATATGCTAAGAGTATCGCACCGATTACAATAGTGAGAACAATCAGACCAATCACGATTGTTTGTGTGATTTTTAGTGAACATTTATGTTGCTTCTGGCTATCTACTTTTGGAAGCGATTTTGTAACTACATCTGTGTCAGCAGATTTGGTACAGTCGCTTTCTTTATTTGGGGTTTCGCAGTCAGGAATATTTGGATGGTTAATGTTGTAAGTCACATTGTAATCGTCAAAGATAATATTTTGTGTATTTCCAGCACTGTAGCCAGTCCCTACCTTTAATCCAGTGTGAGTGATGTTATGAGCGTTCATAATGTCCTCCTTTGTTGCCAATACAGCGGCGAAAAATACGATGCTGGTCTTCGCAGAATTGCAGAACGAGCAAAGCCGTGTTGGTGAAAATTGATTTTAACATCTTCGTAGTTTCCTCCTCTCATAATAAAATATCTATATTAAAAGAGCCGCTGATAGCTTTGGGGCTACTGCGGCTCTTGATTACTATTGATGATGTACCTTCTAATTCTGGATTTAGGGTTGACAAAGGCACTTCTGTCATTGTGTCAAGGCTCGCAGAGAGAAGTCAATCTTATAATCATTCGAAATAATAATCAAACGCTTCATCTGCTATAGCCTCCCAACTTTTTTTGCAATCATATTATAACGTATATCTGGTAATTTTGCAATATGCACATTAAACAAATAATTAGCTTAATATTCAAAATTGTTAACGCATTTGTTAATTAATAAACAACGACAAATTAGGTTTTTAAGTAATTGTCATTGTTATTCCAAATGTCTGCTAAATCCAATAACCCCCAAAAAGCCGCTTTGCATTCGATTGTAGAGCGGCAATTTTTTGTAAAAAATGTAAATTTTATTTAATAAACGCTTGACAACCACATTAAAATGTGGTATAATATAATCACGGGGGAAAGAGAGGAGGTGATAAAGTGGAGGAGAAAATAAAAAAGCTTATCAAGGTGCTGGAACACCTCAATAAGCTTCTCCTCAAGGTTGTAGAGCTTGTCGGCACGATAACCTTGCTGATACTGAGCATAAAAGGTATCATAGATATCCTTTAAGCTCAAGCGGTGGCGAAAGCCACCGCCCCTCGGGGGCGGTGAAGTGGCGCTTCACCGCTCCCTATGGGGTCAGTATTATTATATCACATAAACGAAAGGAGGTCAAGGTCTTGAAAAAAGATATTTGTAAATTAGTGCTGAATGTTGCGCTTGCTGTCGTTCTCATTGCTGTACTTGTATTTGCTGCTATAGGTGCAGTATCATTAATTACAGGAGGTTGATCTATGTTTTTATATATAAAGCTGTACCGACAGCGTGCAGGGTTCAGCGTCCCCAAAATGTCGGAACTTACTGGTATACCAGTGCGCACTATTGAGGCGTTGGAAAAACGCGGTGATTGCCTTGTGTCCAATGCGCTGAAGATAGCGCAAGTGCTTGGCGTAACGTTGGACGATCTGCTGCAGCCGCCGCCTACAACTGAATAAATTAAGCTCCCGCTTTGCATTCGATTGCAGAGCGGGAGCTTTGCTGTTACTATACAAAAATGCCGCCTTGGGGAATAAGGCGGCATTTCTTTGGAGAATTACACGGAAAAGCAAAGAAACCGTGCTGCAAGGGCATTACTGGGACCTTACACTATGATTGTATCACATTAGATGATGACAATCAAGGCGGATGAGTAAACATTGCGCATTATTGCGTGTTATTGCAGATTTTTTGTGCTACCATTATCTCAGACATAGGAGTTATGCAATGAAACCAAATACGATCAAACTGTTTCGCAGGGTATTTGCGGCGCTTAAGCCGCCTCCTGATATGACGATATCGCAGTGGTCGGATAAGTACCGCAGACTATCATCAAAAAGCTCGGCGGAGCCTGGACGTTGGAAAACCGAAAAAGCTCCATATCAGCGCGAGATGATGGACGCGATCTCTGATCTGTCGGTGTCAAAGGTTGTCGTTAAATCGGCTGCTCAGATAGGCAAGACGGACGCTCTGATACTCAATCCGATCGGTTACTATATGCAGTATGACCCATCGCCGATAATGGTGCTGCAGCCTACCTTGCAGATGGCAGAAACATTTTCCAAGGATAGGTTGACGCCTATGCTCAACGATACGCCTGTCCTTGTTGATAAAGTCAATGAAAAGAGCCGTCACAGCGGCAATACCATCCTGCAGAAAGTATTTCCGGGCGGTCATTGCACTATGGTGGGCGCAAATTCGGCAGCTTCTCTTGCTTCGCGTCCTATCCGTATACTGCTTGCAGACGAGCTTGATCGCTATCCCGCGACAGCTGGTAATGAGGGTGATCCTCTGCTGCTTGCGATGAAGCGCCTGACGACGTTCTGGAACAAGCGCATTGTGTGTGTTTCCACACCTACGATAAAAGGTTCATCAAGGATTGAGCTTGAATATGAGAACTCGACACAGGAGGAATGGAATACTCCATGTCCGCATTGCGGTAAATATCAGCCTATACAGTGGTCGCAGATCAGCTTTGATAAGGATAACCTTGACGAGATCAGCTATATATGTGCGGAGTGCGGCGTTGTCTGCTCGGAAGCAGAGTGGAAAGGCGAGTATACCAAAGGAAAGTTTGTTGCTGCGTTTCCCCGCAGAAAAGTGCGCGGATTTCATCTGAATTCTCTCGCATCTCTTTTTGTGGAGTGGCGAGAGATCGTTGAAAAGTTTCTTGAAGCTGACGAGGAAGCCAAGCATGGAAATATTGAGCCTCTTAAGACGTGGACTAATACCGAGATGGGCGAGAGCTGGGAAGAACAGGGTGAACAGATGAGTGACGAGCTGCTGTATCAGCGTCGCGAAAAGTACGGTTGTGAAGTCCCTGACGAGGTTATATGTCTTACCTGCGGTGTAGATACGCAAGACGATCGTTTTGAACTTGAGATCGTAGGATGGGGCGAGGGTAAAGAGTGCTGGGGCATCCGTTATCAGGTCATATATGGCGATCTTGAACAGCAGACAGTATGGAACGAGCTAGGCGCGGTGCTTGAGCAGACCTTTCACAAGAAGGACGGAACTGCGCTGAAGATAGCTTGCACCTGCATGGACTCGGGTGGACATTTCACAAACGAAGTATATCGTTTCTGTAAGGCACGAGTTGAGCAAAAGGTTTTTGCGATAAAAGGCTATGCAGGATCAGACAAGCCGTATATAGATAATCCAACTACCTCAAATCGAGTTAAGACACCGCTATTCAAGATCGGTGTTGACACTGGCAAGGCGCTGTTATATCAACGATTACGCGTTACCGATGAAGGGCCTAACTACTGTCACTTCCCAATCGATAAGGGTACAGGTTATAGCGAGGAGTATTTCAAGGGTCTTACAGCCGAGCAGATGATAATGACTTTTAAAAAAGGCGTACCAACAACGGCTTGGAGGCTTAAAGACAAGAAACACAAGAGAAACGAGCCGCTTGATATCCGCGTTTATGCGGGTGCAGCGCTTGAGATACATAACCCTGAGCTTAAACCGCCGCAGTCAAAGCCAACGACAGCGGCAAAGCGCGGCAGAAGGACACGCTCGGGAGGCATCACTTAAGGAGTGGCTATGGCAGGAATCACTTATGAAAAGGCTGTACAGCATCTTGAAATGTGGCTTGGAGCTGAGGAGGCTTGTGCAACTGGACAGAGCTACACGATAGGAACGCGATCGCTGACCAGAGCAAATCTCGGTGAGATACGCAGCCAGATCGAATACTGGAACGGCTGGGTCACGAAGCTTAAACGAAAAGAAAACGGCGGTGGCAGGAACCGTATATATCGGGTAGTGCCGCGCGATTTTTGATGATTTCGCCCCTGTGATATCGGGCGCAGGGGCATATATGCGGGTGATAAGGTTATTCCTGGGGAGGCAATTGCCCCTAGACGTGGTTCAATTCCGCGCGCCCGCCCTTTCTGTGCGGTGGTACTGTTCATGTTTTGTCCTTTCACTTTGCAGGCGGTACAGGGTATCGTCTGTGAAGGGCACAGATCAAAACGATAAGTGTTCGGGGCGGCGCTCCGACGGCGCAGGGCACACCCTGCGGCTTATCTCCAATAAATCTATCGGAGGTATTGATGAATTTTCTTGATAAAACTATAGCGGCCATATCTCCGAAAAAGGCGCTGGAACGAGTTGCGGCGCGTAAAAGGCTGCAGATACTTGATAGCGGCTATGGCAATTATGGTGCTAGTCTATCGCGCAATTCGATGCGCGGTTGGAATTTCGAAGGCGGTTCAGCGGACGAGGATATCCACGATAATCTTGATGTGCTTCGGCAGCGGTCGCGTGATCTGTACGCAGGCGCACCGCTTGCAACGGGTGCTGTAAAGACAATGAGAACAAACGTTGTCGGCAGCGGTCTGCGGTTGAAAAGTCAGATCGACTACGAATATCTCGGTATATCGAAAGAAGATGCCAGAGATATTGAGGCGACGATCGAGCGCGAGTTTTCACTGTTTGCGGACAGTCCCGACTGTGATGCTTCGAGGATGGATAATTTCTACGAGCTTCAGCAGATGGCGTTCCTGAATTGGCTTTTATCAGGTGATGTGGTAGCGCTGCTGCCTTTCAAGCAGCGAGCAGGCTCTGTGTACGAGCTGACAATACAGCTTATCGAAGCGGACAGGATATCGACCCCTGAGATGCTTTCCTTTGATGAAAATATTCATGACGGTGCCGAAACCGACTACTTCGGTGAACTCGTAGCGTTCCATATCTCAAAATATCACCCTTTTGCAATCAATTGCAAACATCGTGGTGTTCAGGAGTGGCGCAGGGTCGAGGTGTACGGCGAGAAAACAGGGCGTAGGAATGTATTGTTCCTTGCAAATCGTGAGCGTATCGGACAGATACGTGGATTGCCTTTCGTGGCTCCTGTCATCGAATCCCTTAAGCAGCTTGGCAGATATACCGACGCTGAGCTTATGGCGGCAGTGGTATCGGGGCTGTTTACGGTATTCATCGAAAAGCAGGGCGTCAGCGATGACGCACCTTTCGGAGAGGAAACAGACGATCCGCTTGCTGGTCTCGCTAGTCCTGTAAGCGGCAATATCAATCTCGGAAATGGCTCTATTATAGATCTGCAGGAGGGCGAAAAGGCAAATCCTGTAACACCAGGCAGACCAAATGCAAACTTCGGCGGATTCGTCGAGGCGGTATCCTGTCAGATCGGCGCGGCACTGGAAGTGCCATACGAGGTGCTGACAAAGCACTTTTCGAGTAATTATTCCGCTTCGCGTGGTGCCTTGCTGGAAGCATGGAAGCTTTTCACGATGTATCGTGGATGGCTTGTAAATGACTTCTGTCAGCCAGTGTTCGAGGAGTGGATGTGGGAAGCTGTAGCCAAGGGCAGGATCAAGGCGCCCGGATTCTTTACTGATCCGCTTGTACGAAAGGCTTATTGTGGCGCAAAGTGGAACGGTCCGACACAGGGACAGCTTGACCCGCTTAAGGAAGTAAATGCGGCTATCCAGCGAGCAGAGCACGGCTTCTCGACACATGACAGCGAAGCGACTGAGTTGACAGGAAGCAACTTCTATGCGAATGTCCGTCAGCTGGTAACGGAAAATCAGTTATTACAGGAGGCAAGATCACAGAATGAAACAGCCGATTAAGATTATAAATGCGACGGCAAGACCGCAGAAACAGAACTCAGTGCCGTTCTGGAAGTTTACTAACAGTGCTGATACTGACGAGCCTGCGCAGCTTGTGCTTTACGGTGATATCTCGCAGTCGAGCTGGTGGGGCGATGAGGTTACTCCTAAGCAGTTTGATGAGGATCTGTCGGCTCTCGGTGACATTTCGGCACTGGATGTGCGTATAAACAGCGGCGGCGGTGACGTGTTCGCGGCATTCGCTATCTACAACCGCCTTATCACGCTCCGTAAAAACGGTGTAGCGGTGAGGGCGATAATAGATGGTTGGGCGGCTTCGGCTGCTACGGTCATTGCAATGGCAGCCGAGAGCATTGAGATCCCTGCGGCGGCGTGCTTTATGGTACATAATCCGTCGGTCTGCCTTTGGGGTGGATATAACAGCGACGACCTTGAAAAGCTGCAGGGTGAGCTTTTCGTAGTCAAATCCGCTATTGCTGAGGCTTATGCCAAGAAAACAAACAAGTCTATCGAGGATATTTCCGCAATCATGGATGCTGAAACGTGGTATGACGGAAAAACAGCTGTTGAAAGCGGTTTTTGCGATAAGCTTTTCGGTCTTGACGATATGAAGGTCGAGAACTGCAACGGCAGGGTATTTGTAAACTCGGTGGAATTCGGAGAATATAGTAGCAAAATTCCTAGGAATGTGCTTAACTGTTCCTCATTGAACGAGAACGAGGGCAGCGGCAATATAATCAATTCAACTACTAACAAGGAGGAAGATAAGGCTATGAACGAGAATGAACTCAGGGCGAAGTATCCCGATGTCGTTAAGGCCATCGAGGATGCAGCAACAAAGGCTGAGCGCGAGAGGATCAAGAACATCGAGGAAAACTCCTACGATGGTTATGAGGATCTTGTGCAGGATGCAAAGTACGATAATCCTATTTCGGGCGACGCGCTCGCTGTCAAGATCCTTGCGGCAATGAAGAAGGAAGGCGCAGAGGTTATCAAGAACAGACAGGCTGACGCGCTCGCAGCAGGTGTTCAGGATGTCGGCAGCGTACACGTTCCTGCTGGTGGCGATTCCGACGAAAAGCAGTTCGAGGATGATCTCGACGCTGTTTTCAACGCGTAAGGAGGTAAAGGATTATGGGTCTTTATGATGTAAAAACTCACTCTTATGAGCCTGAAAATTTTTATGCGGGCGCACAGTATCCGCGTATGACAGGCGGCAAGGCGGCTTCTGCAGTCATCGCAAAGTATGAGCCTGTTGCTATTGATTCTGACGGCAAGCTTGCAAGCCTCACAGCAGCAACAGATACAGGACTTTACGGCATTGCCCTGGAGGAGGCTGACGAAAAGGCTGTTCAGGACGGCAGAGTGGTACCTGTACTGCTGACGGGCGAGGTCTTTGCCTCTGCTCTTACGCTTCCTGCGAGTGTTGCGGCGGCTGATCTTGAGGTGCCGTTCCGCAAGCTCGGTATTTTTCTTAAGTAAAAGGAGGGTCTGAAAATGGCTTATGATATCTATACAACCCGTCATCTTGCGGGTATTATCAAAAGAACCGCGCCTGTTACAACATTCCTGCGTGATACTTTCTTCAGGAATGTTAAGACATTCGACACGGAAAAGGTGCTTTTCGACGTTGTTATGGGTGGTCGTGAGGTTGCTCCCTTTGTTCATCCCGTAAAGGGCGGCAAGGTTATCAGCAACCAGGGTTACGAAACCAAGGAGTATACTGCTCCACTGGTTTCGCCTGAAATGGCTACAACAGCGGACGAGCTTATGAAAAGAGCACCCGGTGAAGATCTTGACAGCGAGCTTACACCTACGCAGCGCGGCATGGGACAGCTTGGTGAAGATCTCAGCAAAATGGATGACTCCATCACGCGCCGCGAGGAGGTAATGTGTGCTGAGCTTCTGTTCTCGGGCGGAATTACTGTAAAGGGTGAGGGAATCGATGAATATATCGATTTTGGTTTCAGCAATTTCGAAACGCTTGACACAAAGTGGAGCGATCCTGCATCTGATCCCTTTGCGGATATTCAGCGCTGGTATGATGAGATCTCCAAGAACGGTCTTGTCAAGGCAGATATAATGATTATGTCGCAGGATGTGGCTAATGCGTTTATCAACAATCCGAATGTCAAGGAACAGCTTGACGTAAAGAATATGGATATCGCGACTATCGCACCCAAGGCGCTCAAGAACGGTGCTCGCTATATCGGTACATACCCCATGCTTGGTATCAGTTTCTACTCTTATTCAGAATATTACATGGACGACTGGACCGATCCTGCTAATCCCACCCTTAAACCCTATGTTCCTGACGGTACTGTGGCGCTGCTTTCTACACAGGCTAATTTCTCCCGTCTTTACGGAGCGGTTACGTACTTCGATCCCAAGACGGAGAAGCCTGTTACTTATAAGGGCAAGAGAGTGCCCGAGAGTTTCCTGTCATCCAATCACAGAACAAGAACACTGCGCCTGTCTGCACGTCCGCTGATGGTGGCACATGAGCTGATGAGCTGGTACGTCGGTACGGTGCTCTGATGACTTTTAAGAAGGCTGCCGCTGCTGATATCCTGCAGACGTTCCACAATAACGACGAATTCTCGGAGGATACGGAGATCTGCTATAATGGCAAATATTATACTGCCCCTGTTGTGGTAAGTGACTATTCGCCTGAGGAGATCAGCCGCAGCAACGACGACTATAACGACGGCATATATTCCATTGTTAAGACGGTCTATATACCTTTTGACAGCCTCGGTTTTCTGCCGTCGGTTAATAATCGCATCGAAATAGGCGATTATACGTATCGCATCATCTCGGTCGATCTTGAGATGGGCGAGATCGTATTGAAGCTTGAGAGGTATGACGAATGATCAATGTATCTGCTGAACAGATGGAGCGTGTAAGCACCCTACTTAGGGATCTGCCCGGTAACAAAACAAAGGCAGCTCTTGCCAATGCTGCAAACCGTGCAATGACAACAGCACGCTCGGAGATCTGGAAGGCAGTCCATGAGCAGTACACGGTAAAGCGCACAGCGTTTTACCGTGATACTAAGATCAAGGTGCACAGGGCGAATGCATCCGCTCTTGGTGCGGCACTGGAATTTAGGGGTAATGTGATACCGCTTATAGACTTCAACGTTTCGGGCTATCGGTCACACGAGCGGCGTTCTGTGAGATTGGTAAAGGCTGCGGTCTATCAGGGCGCGTCTGAAACCTTAAAGCACGCCTATATAGCTAATCTCGGTACCTACGGCGAGGCTGTGTTTGAGCGTCTTTCTCCAAAGAGAAACAGCTCGTCGCAGTTATATGGACCTTCCGCGGCTCATATGGCTGCGAATGCGGATGTTACCGATAAGGTATCAAAGGCGGTACAGGAGACGTTCGATAAGCGCCTTGAGCATGAGATTGACCGAATAATCAGGGGGTACGGAGTATGATACCAATTGACCATAGCTTGATATTCGATGCGAATGAGGTGCAGAACCTTCGCGCTAAAAGCGGAGGCGTGCAGGGTATGACGCCAGTAGCGCTCCTCGATTGCATTGTGAATGAATGTGATGAGGCTACAGAGGATCTTTTACTTCCTGTTCGCGGCGAAAAAGGCAAGTCTGATGAATACAGACGACCGTTGTTCTTCAAGATGGATCTTCCGCAAAAGGAAGATGATATCAAGCAGATACCTTACATTCTTGTGCAGGTGCTTGGTGGACTTGACGAGCAGCCGTCGGGAGATCTTGCGCAGAGCGATTGCACTGTGCGTATCGTTATGGCTGTGTATAGTCCAGATATGGGTGAAGGTAAACTGAATGTTCTAAACATTATAACACGCATAAGAATGAGGCTGTTGCAGCGTGAGATAATTGGCGGTCAGTTCCTGTTAAAGGAAAAGATAGAGTGGGCCATCGACCCACGCCCCGAAACACCGTATTATTTCGGTGAAATGGTAATGAAATTCGAACTTCCCGCTGTACTTCCGAAGTGCATTTCGGAGTATATGCGTGATGAATAAGGAGGTATATTCTATGTCTAAGAAAAAGCTTGACGAGGTTCTTGAGGATGTTGACGAAGTGACAGTGCCTGAGACTGCGCCCGAGGATATAACAGCATCTGATATCGACGGCACCGAGGCAGCTAACGAGGAGGCAGCGCCTGCTGCCGAGGCGAACAAAATGCCTACAACTGAAGCACCTGCAAGAACGCTCTGCTATATCGGCCCTACGATTCCGCGCAGTGTGTTTGTGAAGGGTAGGATCTTCAAGGATGTCAAGGATATTGCAGCGTCTTATCCTGACGAGATCAAGAGATATCCTGAGGTAACGGCGCTGTGCGTGCCTGTTGAGAATCTTCCCGAGGCACGCAACAAGCTTATCAAGGGCAATAATGCGCTGAGTATGAAATACAAGGCGCTTGATAATAAAATAGGAGGTTAAAGGCTTATGGCTTATTATCACGGCATAAAGACAAGCGAGGTAGCTACATCGCTTTCTACTCCTGCCGAGGTGCAGACGGGTATTACCTTTGCTATTGGTACAGCCCCTGTATATATGGGTGATGGCGGTACTAACAAGGTGCTCTTTGCTAATAACTATTCCGAGGCTGTCGCTGCGCTCGGTTATTCTGATGACTGGGACACTTTCACGCTCTGTGAAGTGATGAAGACACATTACCAGCTGTATGGGGTTGGTCCTGTCATCTTCGTAAATGTGTTCGATCCCGAGAAGCATAAGTCGGCGGTAGCAGAAACCGAAATGACGCTTGTGGACAAGGCAGTTAAACTGCCCGATATAGCGATCATTGGCTCGGTGGTTGTTAAGGCATCTGCCGCAGGTGATGCTCTTGTAGCAGGCACCGATTACGAGGCGTTCTATTCCGATGGTAGTCTTGTTATCGAGGCAGTTGACGGCGGTGCTATCACTGGTACCAGCATCTTTGTAAGCTACGACAAGGCTGATATCACCGATATCAAAGGCGCTGATATCATCGGAGGCATCGATGTTACCACAGGTGCAAAGACAGGTCTTGAGCTTGTAAACTCAGTATATCCCAAGTATGGTATCATCCCTGAACTTATCATTGCACCCGGATTTTCTTCGGATGCTACTGTTGCGGCTGTTATGGCAACAAAGGCAGGGTCTATCAGTTCTCTTTTCAAGGGTAAGGCGATCGTTGATGCTGACAGCTCGACAGTTACGAAGTACAGCGATGTATACCAGTGGAAGTCTGATAACAACATCAATGACAGCAACGTGATCCTCGGTTGGCCTATGGTTGCGCTTGGCGGTGTGAAATATCACCTGTCCTCACATATTGCGGCTCTTATGGCTTCTGTTGACAGCGCCAATGGCGGTGTTCCGTCTGAATCGCCCTCCAACAAAGCGCTGCAGGCTGACAGCACTGTACTTGCCGACGGCAGCGAGATCGTTATGGAACTGTCGGAGGTCAATGTTCTTAACTCAAAGGGCGTTGTAAGCGCGACGAATATTGCGGGCCGCTTTGTCCTGTGGGGCAATGAAACGGCGTGCTATCCTACTTCGACAGATGTCAAGGATTATTTTATCAGCGTCAACCGTATGTTCGGTTATGTGGCGCAGGTAGTTATCCTTACATTCCAGAGCAAGATCGACAGCAGGATGTCCAGACGCCTTATCGACAGCATCATGGACACTCTCAACATCTGGCTTGCAGGACTTAAGACGGCAGAGCATCTGTACGGTGGCAGAGTAGAGTTTGACGCGGATGACAATCCTGTAACTTCGCTTATGGCAGGCAAGCTTAAGTTCCGCATCTATATGACACCGCCTTCGCCTGCAAAGGAGATGGAATTCGTACAGGAATACGACGTTGATTACGTCACAGAGGCGCTCGGCGGCTAAGGAGGTAGAGTAATATGGCACAGTTTTCTGAAATCAACACGTCGTTTGCTGTATACGAAAATGCAGTGGATTTCTACGGCATTGCAGACATTACGCTGCCTAATATTCAGCAGATCACCGAGGGTATGGAGGGCGCAGGCGTAGCAGGTAAGTACGATGCCGTTGTGCGTGGACATATCGATGCTATGAAAATGAGCATCCAGTTCCGTAATCCCACCACTGACGCGTTCAAGCTTTTCACACCTGATACGCATCAGCTCGATCTGCGCGGCAATATTCAGGAGCGCGACACTGTAAACGGTGTGAGAAATGTTGGTGTCAAGCACGTTGTTACCTGTGAGCCGATCAACCTTGATCTCGGCAAGCTTGCAAATTACGCCAAGGGCGATACCAAGGCAGAGTATACGGTAACAAGCATCACCACCTATATGGACGGTGTTGAGGTGCTTTGTGTGGATCCGTTCAACTATACTTTCCGTGTAAACGGCAAGGATTATCTTGAGGAGCCGAGAAAGAATCTCGGCAAGGCATAAGGTGCGATTTATGGGCGGCAGATGCGCCGCCCAATAAAAACAAGGAGGAAAATAACATGGCAGAGAAGCTGGAGGAAAAGATCGTTGATGAGGAGATCGAGGACGGCGGAGTATATATACACAAGCTGAAAAAGCCCTTTACATGGGAGGGTACGACCTACGAGGAGCTTACCTTTGATTTTGATAGCCTTACAGGTAAGGATATGGAGCTTGTAGAGCTTGAAATGTCACGTGAGCACTTCATAGCGTATGCGCCTGACAGCTCAAGTACATATATGTTCAGACTCGCGGCGAGGGCGGCAAAGGTGCATTACTCGGTAATCGAGAATCTGCCGCTGGTAGAGGCGAATACTATTCGTCTTAAGATGAAGTATTTTTTCTTAAAGCTGGGTTTCTGAAATCAGACCCGCTGAAATGGTTCAGGAAGGAGAGTGTAAAGCTGGCAAGGTATACAAACACCGATGCCAGCTTTTACTTTTCTATGACGATACGACAACTGAAGGCCTGGATAACAGCCGTTAACGAAATATATGAGGAGGCGGAAAATGAGCGGCAGAAGTGAATATGAGATGATGTTCCGTCTGAACGGACAGATGGGTGGCGAGTTCACACGAACGTTCCGCTCCGCTTCTACTGAAGTAAACGCGTTGCGCACTGCAATGCGCAACACCAACTCTACGCTGAATGATATCGGAGCTTATTCGCGTCAGCAAAACGCCATAGATAATACATCCACAAGGCTACAGAATCTGCGTCAGAGACAGGAAGAGATACAAGCGGCAATGGATGCTACTGAACAGCCTTCTGAGCGTTTGCAGAGTCAGTATGCAAATATAGAGCGACAGATACAGTCAACTACACGCAGGCTAGAGGAGCAGACACAGGCACACGAGGAGTTGCGTACTACGTTGCAAAACGCAGGCATAGATACAGATAACCTTGCGGATGAAACCGCAAATCTGCGTCAGCAGTATGAACAACTGTCTGACAGCCGTCGTTATGTCGAAGATATTTCTTCGGCACTGTCAGATCAAAAAACAAAGCTCAAAGAGTCATCAGTAGAGCTTGGTTTAATGGCCGGTGCGTATACAGCAGCAGGAACTGCACTCTATGGTGCGACATCGTCTAAGGCGATCAACTTTGAAAGTGCTTTTGCAGGTGTGACAAAAACGGTCAGCGGAACTGCCGAGGAGCTTGAAGAGATCCGCGAGGGCATACTTGATATGTCGCAGAACGATGTCACAGCATCAGCTAGCGAGATTGCGGCGGTTGCAGAGGCGGCAGGTCAGTTGGGAATACAGACCGAAAATATTCTTGACTTTTCTAGGGTAATGATAGACCTTGGCGAATCCACTAACCTTGGCTCTGACGAAGCGGCAAGCGAACTTGCGAAGTTTGCGAACGTAACGCAGATGGCACAGGATAATTTCGACGAGCTTGGATCTGTTATTGTAGATCTCGGCAACAATTATGCAACAACTGAGGCTGACATAGTTGCTATGGGTACCCGTCTTGCGTCTACAGGTGAGCTGACAGGCTTATCAGAGGCTGAGATAATGGGACTTGCAACGGCGCTGTCATCTCTCGGTATCGAGGCAGAAGCAGGCGGTACAGCTGCATCAAAGCTTCTGAAACAGTTTGCTAACGCAGCGGCAAACGGCGATATGAAGGATTATGCCGATATAGCAGGAATGACCGAAGAAGCTTTTGCGGCACTATACAATGAGGATAGCCTTGCTGCTATATCGAAATTCACGCAGGGCCTTAACGATGAAGCGCGAAACGGCAGAACAGCTATTCAGATACTCAATGATATGGGTATCAACGAAGAGCGTCTTTCAAATGCAGTGCTTGCACTTGCATCCTCTGATGATATTCTGACTAAGGCTGTTGCAACTGCTAATGCTGCATGGGAAGAAAATACCGCACTGACCATTGAGGCTGAAAAGCGTTATGCTACTACCGAAAGCCGTATGCAGATGACTGCAAACAGCTTTGAGAATCTTGGCATTGTTCTTGGCGACATGACGTTGCCATATATAAAGGATATCGCGGATGAGTTTACATTGGCTCTGCGCGGTGCACAGCGATGGGTAGATAACAATAGCGAGACCATTGAGGCAGCAGGAGAGCTTGCCCTTAAGATCGCGGGCGGAACGCTAGCCCTAAAGGGAATGCAGGTAGCTTATCATGGTATCAATGTAGCAGGTCTTACTGTTGCTAAGGGCATAGGAAAGGTTACTGCTGCTGTTACCGCGGCTAAGGCAGCTGATAAAGGTGCAAGGCTCAGTACTTTCGCTTCTAGCCTTACGGGTCTGACTGCAAATACTGCAGGTTATATTGCGGTGGGCGCTGGAGCTGTTACTACAATAGCTGCGGTTGCAGCAGCGTTGTGGGCACAGCATGAAGCGGCAACTGCAGTAGCTGTGGAGTATGCAGAAGGTTTACTCTTTGATAATGGCTTACCATCACTTGAAGAGTATACTGAGGCACTCAAAGACAGCACTGATGAAAGCTTCCGATTTGCACAGGAGACCAACGAGACCTGTGATGAGCTTGATGAGATATCTTATGAGATGTCGCTTGCAAGAAGCGAGGTTGAGCTTTATGGAACTGCACTTCGCGAAGATGGTACATTATCTACCGCTGAAGCTGAAGCGTTAAAGGAGCCGTTCGGTGAGCTTGTGGCATATCTAAAAGATGATTTTGAAAAGAAATATAGTCTTATATTTGATAATTTCAAAACTGCCGTCAGTGGACTTGCAGAAAGTGCAAATCAAGATATACACAATGTAACGCTAAATCTGGATGCGTTCAACAAAAAGTATGTTCAGGAGATTGACGAGGCTGAAGCGGTAGTTACCGGGATACTTGATAAGATGATTTCAGGCGAGGAAATTTCAACTGAGACAATGGCATCGCTTAAAAGCCAGCTCGCTTTTGTCAGCGATATGTCCGCAGCTGATTCTGCTTCCCTCTATGAATACAATCAGGCTGTCGCAGCGGCGCAAGGTGTGAATTTTGGTGGCAACAAACAGGATGCACTTGACCACTTGGATGAGTTGAACCAATATGCTGTCGAATATATCGCCGAACTTGATGAAGCACAGGACAATCTTAATCGCAAGTATCAAGAACTACGTAATACCAATGACGTATTACTGAAACACGGCAGGATATCAGTAGATGAATATACTTTATTCTCAGAAGCCCTAGATTTTGCACAGTCAGCTACCTATCAGGACTATCTATCCGATCGTGAAGCTTTTATTGCAACTGCAAGAGATACATATGGAATGCTTAGGTCTAGACTTGACATAACAATCAAACAAACGGTTGAAAATGGAGATTTAAAGCCAACGCATTACTGGATAGGCGCTTTAGCTATGGATGCAGCTATGGACGCTGGTGAATATAATACAGGAAAAACAATTGAAGATTTTGCGCGAGGTGCTTTGCGTACAAGTGTAGAAAAGGATTTTGCCGATCTTCAAGAGACCATCAACAACGGAATTAATGCACTGAATATCAATCCCATACAGATACCTGTTGAAATCATCAATGGAGCAGAAGCGGCAAAGACTGCTAGCAACGCATTGACTGCATACAACCCTTCTGATCCTTATAATCTGGCTCAGTATGACGTTGCTTATATACTAAGCGCAAATAAAAAGTACGACCCTGCCGATCCCTACAATCTAGCTCAGTATGCAACTGGCACAAACGCCGCTGCTCGTGGATTGGCACTTGTCGGAGAACAGGGTCCAGAGCTTGTAGATTTTAACGGCGGCGAAAGAGTATATACCGCTGAGGATACAAGAGCTATCTTGGAGAGTTATGAAACGGTTGCGTATGTGCTTCCTCAGGTGCTCGCTGCGGCAGTTGCACCGATGTTTACGGGAGGTTCGGTTACTGTTAATATTAACTCAAGCCCGACCTTCAATGCTGCGGCGGATGCTTATGAAAATCACATGGACAGCTATAATGCTAATCTTGCAGAGCATATCAAGCGCGTTATTTCTGAGATGTCTGAGGATGCATACAGGAACGCATACCGTTAAAGGAGTAGTACCTATGACCTATACGACCATACAGGGTGATACATGGGATGTTATTGCGCTGAAAACATTAGGCAGTGAGATGCATTCGACGGCAATCATGAAAAGCAATGTGCAGTATGCTGATATTGTTACTTTTTCGGCGGGAGTGCAGCTGAATATCCCTCTTGTCGCTCCTGTACAAGAGCAAACGCTCCCGCCGTGGAAAAGGGGTGATACCTCATGAGTAATGATAGTCTTGCAAGACGTACAGATGTCCTTGTATCGATAAATGGTGCAGATATCAGTGAGGATATGCGTGGCTATCTGCTTTCCGTGTCTTACACGGATGAGGAAGAGGATAAGACTGATGATATCAATGTACAGCTAGACGACAGGGACGGTATATGGCTGAAAAACTGGCTGAACAGCAGTGTAACATCTAGGGCAGCTTCGGGTGGCTCAGGCTTTTCGGTAGGCGATAACGTCATGGTTAAGCAGGGCGCAACAGACTATAACGGTACTGCGCTGCAACAATGGGTATATAGCTATGAGGGATTTACTGTTATAGAGGTAGGTGTCGTCAATCCTGACCTAATAGTGTTTGGCATTGATGGTGCAGTTACAGCGGCAATAAGAGCTGATGATCTTATAAAACGCGGCGAAAGCAGCTCGGTTACGTCATCGGGAACGCGTAACGGCTTGATTGGTGCTACGATTTCGGTGTCAATATTACAACGTAATCCTCATGATGATGGAGCAGACAGAATGCTTGAATGCGGTACTTTTCAAGTCGACACGATAGCGGCAAGCGGTCCGCCGTCAAAGATCACGCTGAAAGGCACTTCATTGCCTTTCACTTCAACTATTCGGTCACAGCTTCGTTCGAGAGCATGGGAAAACGTCAGACTGTCGGTGATAGCGGGACAGATCGCCCGCGACAACCGAATGTCGGTATACTTTTCTTCGGACTATGATCCGCTGTATACACGGCGCGAGCAGTCGCAGGAGAGTGATATAGTGTTTCTGTCGCGGCTTTGCAAAGCGGCAGGTATTGCACTTAAGGTGTCAGCTAACACGATCATACTATTTGACGAAGCGGCTTATGAACAGAAAAAGGCTGTGCGCAGTCTTATAAACGGCAAAAGCGATATTATCAGCTACAATTTTACTGATGGTGCAAGTGATACGACTTATAGCAGCTGTCATGTAAGCTATACGGACAGCGGCGGCAAGACCATCGAATACACTTACACGCCTCGAAACAGCGACGGCAGCGGTCAGGTGCTGGAGATCAGCGAGAAGGTCAATGACCGCGAGGAAGCGCGGCAGCTTGCAATGAAGCGGCTTCGTCAGAAGAATAAGAATAAGTTTTCGGCGAAATTTAAGCTTGTCGGTGATGTGGCTCTTGTAGCAGGTGTTACAATAAATGTATCGGGCTTCGGGGCATTCGACGGCAAATATATCATAGAACAGGCAGTGCACTCAGTATCAAGTAGTGGCTATGTTACAACAGTGCAGGCTCGTAAGGTACTGGAGGAATACTGATGGAGAGTATCAGAGTAGGCTTGGTTTCAAGTGTAAATGTTTCAGACCGCACGGCAAGAGTCATTTTCAATGATCGAGGCGGTACGGTATCGGCTAACCTCAAGGTGTTGGCGGCTTCTCCGCTGATAACTGTAGATATAACCACTCATGGTGAGGCTTGGAGCGTATCAGAACAGTATTCAAGCGTAGATAGAAAGCTTGGACGTGGTGAGGGCTATAACAAAGGCGCACCTGATACTATAAGCGGAGTTCAGGCGGTGCAGGGAAGTGCGGCAGTGATCAAGGTATACGGCTGGCTGCCGTATATTGGTCAGACAGTGCTGTGTGCGTTCATCACGAACGGTGACGGAGACGGATTTGTGATCGGAGGTGTATAAATATGCCGATTGGTACTTTTGGTGATGTGGTGTTTGAAGTGACAGACGATCATGTAAGGACATTCAACGGTTTTACCTACAATGTATCAGCAAAGTATCAGACACACAACAGGCTTGGCAGACGTCCGATTGTTGAATTTACAGGTCTCGACGCCGAAAAGATCACACTTAATATCAAGCTATCAACTTATCTCGGTGTGAATCCACGCAGAGAAATGCGAATCCTCAACGATATGTGTCGTTCGGGTGAGGCTCAGAGATTGTATATCGGTAATCAGAAGTTTGGACGTTACAAGTGGGTGATCGCTAAAGTGCAGACTAAACTGCAAAGGGTCGATAACCGCGGTAGGATCCTTTCGGCTGACTGCTCGCTTACCTTGACGGAATATGCGCGGAGGTGACTATGGTACAGATAATCAGGAGCGATCGACCGCCTGCAATTAACTTTGCTCCTAAATCGATCGCCGAGGAGATTGTACAGAATGTGCATATGCTCCTCAGCTCACACAAATACGATATCCCGCTCGCTCGTGAGATGGGCTTGTCAAGTGACGGCATAGGAAAGCCGCTGCCTGTAGCTGAGAGTTTACTCTATCGGGATATTATGAATCTTATAGAGGAATATGAGCCGCGTGCAGAAGTTGTGCGCATCGAGTTTGAGCAGGATAATATCACAGGGCTTATTATCCCTATAGTGGAGGTGACAACAGCAGATGAGTAAAAATTATCCCGATATAACCTTTGTGGAGGCGGATACACAGACAATCACCAATGAGATAATCTCTGCATACGAGCGGAAAACTGGTAGGACATTATACCCTGCCGATCCAGCCAGAATACAGCTGTTATTTCTTTCAAGCATCGTAGCACAGGAGCGTGTGCTGATGAATGAAGCGGCAAGGCAGAATATGCCGAGATTTGCGAAGGGAAGCTATCTTGATTCGCTTTGTGAGATATTCTTTGATGTTCAGCGCCTTGGTGCTATTGCGGCAACTACTCAGCTGGAGTTTACGATCTCGGAATTGCAATCGACTGCAATAGTTATCCCAGCAGGAACGAGAGCGACAGTTGATGGACAGATAATGTATGCGACTTTGACTGATACTGTCATACCACCAGGCGAGCTGACTGTAACTGCGGAAGCACAGTGTATTGTCAGCGGAACTGTCGGAAATGGCTTTTCTGCAGGACAGGTGAATGTTTGTGTAGATCTGTTCCCATATTTTTCAGCAGTCACTAATATCACGGAAACAGGCGGTGGCTCAAACGTTGAAACAGACGAAGAACTGTATGAGCGTATGCGACAGAGTGTAGAGAGCTATTCAACTGCCGGCCCTGTCGGGAGCTACATATATCATGCAAAATCAGCATCCGCTTTGGTTGCAGATGTAACAGCATCTTCACCAACGCCCGGTGTAGTTGACATCCGTGTGCTGTGTGAGGGCGGCGAGTTTCCTGATGAGGAGCTAATAGCTAAAATACAGTCAGCGCTTTCCGATGACAAGGTTAGACCGCTTACCGATAACGTTGTGGTGCAGGCTCCCGAAGTGGTCGGTTACGATGTGGCGCTCACGTTTTATGTCGGCTCTGACAGCGGCATGAGCCTTGCAGCTGCAGATGAAGCTGTATACAGTGCGGTGTCACAGTTTACGGCTTGGCAGTCGCAGAAGCTCGGCAGAGATATCAATCCATCGTATCTGATACAGCTTGTAATGCAGACTGGTGTCAAGCGCGTTGAACTGACGGCACCTGAACGTATCGTACTCAGCAACGTTCAGGCGGCACAGCTAGGAACAATATCAATCGTGAACGGAGGATATGAAGATGAGTAGCACTTTGACTACGGAAGGCATTTATGCAACATATCCGCCTGTTCTCAAGGCAGATGAGCGTGCTGCGGCAATCGGTGAGGTTATGGCTGAACAACTCGCAAAAAACCGTATGCTGTGCGATAAAACGATGATATACCCTGCTATAGACGCGCTTTCAGAGGAGATCCTTGATGCACTTGCATACGATTTCAACGTAGAATGGTACGATTACGAAGGAACGCTTGAGGAAAAACGCAGGACGATCAAAGAATGTATCAGTGTGCATAGATATAAGGGAACAAAATACGCTGTTGAAACCGCACTGAAAAGCGTGTATGAAACTGTAAAGGTGCAGGAATGGTTCGAGTACGGCGGCGAACCATATCATTTCAAGGTCGTTATCTATGATCATACCAACGATACCGAGAAGCGGCAAAGGGTGCTTGCCAAGGTGCACTATTACAAAAATCTGCGTTCGCATCTTGAGGAAACTGTGTATATGGTAGGCATTAACACTAATATAGTGCTCAATGCTGGAATCAAGACAGCTGGCAGGTACAAGAGAATATATACGGAGGTGAAGAATTATGGCTTGGAATAACAGTGTGGTAACAAACGCAGGACTTGCACTGCTGTCCGATGTTTTGAGCGGAGGCATGGTAACGATATCAAACGCCGCTATAGGTGAGGGGACTGTAGATGTCACAGCGCTGATGGCTCAGACGGAACTTCAGCAAAAAAACGATACAGTAACAGTCAATATTGCGGCAGAGTCAAACCTGACAGATGGCATAGGAAAAGCAATAAGACTACAGGTCAGGAATACAGGTTTGAAAGCTGCGGTGACAGCGCGGCAATTCGGTATTTACGCAACAGCGGACGATGGTTCTACCGCTTTGTTGGCGATAATGCAGGATGAAACAGGTGAGGAGATACCGTCGGAAGAGGAATATCCGGATTTTATGCTTGAATTTACTGCAGCAATTGCTCTGTCGCAGACAGACGGGATAACGGTTGTTGTCAGTGGTTCTGCGGCGATCACGGCTGAAACGCTTAAAGAGGCATTGCACTATAAAGCTGACAAGGATCATAGCCATGATATTGCAGATGTGGATGGATTGCAGACTGCGCTTAATGGCAAATCTAACAGCAGCCATTCTCATGCTATCTCTGATGTGATGGGGTTGCAGACTGTACTTGACGGTAAAGCCAATATAAGCGGCAAGCCTGTTGTCACAAGCATCGTTCCTATGGACGGAGCGGTCAAGCTTTCTTGGCTGCCGGTAGAAGGCGCGACACAGTACGCTGTTTCCCTCTACAATACTTCCACGGGCAAGTACACCGTACTCAACAAGACGCTCACTGCAACGGACTACACCGCAACAGGTCTGACGAATGGCACAGAGTATCAGTTCCTTGTACAGGCTTGTTTAAACGACACTTGGTCAAAATATGCGGTGAGCGACCACGTGTATGCTATTCCTGAAAAAATCAACGCACCTGCATCTGCTACTGCAGAAGGATATGTGACAACAGGTTCACAGACATTCGCTGGTACCAAAACATTTAAAGGAAGTATATTGTGCGGAGGTTCACATAATTTAGATGTGGCACAAGCCCGTGCAATATATGCAGGCACGACAGATATGATAGCAGGCGAAACATATTTGCCGACAGGTGCTATCTATCTTGTATACGAATAATAGGGTGGTTAGCATATGGCAAAGAGTAGCTATATTGGAGGCATTGATAACAAAGCTCGAAAAATCAAAAAAGGGTATCTTGGTGACATAGATAGCAAAGCACAAAAGGTTAAGAAAGCCTACATTGGTGTTAACGGTGTTGCAAGACCTTTTTTCGCAAGTGGTATAAGCTACTATGGACAGGCTCCCGACCTGTCTAGCGCACGTCTTGCAATGGCCGCTGCGTCTGTTGGAGGATATGCCTTGTTTGCGGGCGGCTACACTTTGCAAGCTGCAGGAACAGGTTATACTTCAGTTCAGAGTGGCGTGGTCGATGCATATGACGAGGCATTGGTTAGGAGCAGTCCAGTAACCATTTCTGCTCGTTCCGAAATGCAGGGAGTATCTTTCGGAAAATATGCAGTATTTTCATTCTCAAGAAATAACTCTGTAATCAACTTCATTGACAGTGCCTTTGTGAACAAAACTCTGACAGGATACGGATGTAGTCTGATTGGCGCCGCTACTGTTGGAGACAATGAATATGTGATGTTTACTGGAGGATTTAACAACGCCACGCAGAAAACTGTACAGTGCATCAGTGCTGCTCTTGTGAGTTCAAGCAGCCTTTCACTTGGCACTGCCCGATATCGTCATGCAGGAGCTTCTGTAGGTGGATATGCGTTGTTCGCTGGAGGTATGAATGATGTAACTAGCCATATGAGTTCGGTTGAAGTATTTTCACCTGAACTTGTGAAGTCATCTGCCACATCGCTTTACACTGCAACTAAGAATTTATCGGGCGCAAGTTTCGGAGATTATGCATTATTCGGTGGTGGTCGAGCATCTGGTGGCACTTTGGTGACAGTTACAGCATATAATTCTGAACTTGTGAAATGTCAAGTTCCTGACCTTAGTAGTGGTAGAAGCTTCATTGCAACAGCAGTATTACAGGACCATGCCTTGTTTGGTGGAGGCTCATCGAATGGCAGTGATGATGGTGCCGCGGGTGTTGTTGATATATATAACGAAGACCTTGTTCACAGCGTTGCCGAACAGGGACTCGCGTCACCAACAATGTATCCAGCGGCGACAACCATAGGTAATTATGCTTTGTTCGCGGGTGCGGATGGAGCTGTAACAGCATACACAATTTAAATTTAAGGGAGGATTTTTTATTATGAAGAAGCTTGAAGAGTACACAGGAGAAAAGGTATACGCATTCCCAAACGGTGCAAGGGCAACTCGGGAGGCGGTGTTGCAGCGCTTCCCCGCGGCAGAGGATTTCACCTTTGTTGTGACGACAGATGAATATGGAGAGGTCATGTTCGGTATGGATAACCTCTCGGCATTGCGGAGTATTTACAATATTGATAAGTCCCTCTCCAAGGAGGATGCGATTGCGGCTATTGAGGAGATAATGAATACTCCAGCAGAGGTAAATGAAGAAGTTTCCGACCAGACAAGAATCGCAGATGCCCTTGAAGATATGGTCGTACTTCAGGAGCTGAACGCTCTGGAAGCTTAATAGAAAGGAGGAATTACTATGGCACATTCGGCACAGTATGAACATCTTAAGGCACGCTATGAACAGGGTCGTATCAGTGACAGCATGCTTCGCAAGTATGTTGCGGTCGGTAGAATTACCGCGGCAGAGTACACGGAAATTACCGGAAAGGACTATTGATGGCTGAGCTTGACCTTGACATCATCCTCGAATGGGATGTGAAAGCGAAGTGTGCGCGGCGAGAGGATGAAGCCGCCGCGCTGGAAGAAACGCAGGAGCTTCCTGCGGAAACGGAGGTTACATAATAATGGATAAACTCACACAGATAATCGACTGGCTTGCTATGACGGCAGGAGTACTGCTCGGCTTCCTCTACGGCGATATTACGCCGCTCATGTACAGCCTGATAGCAATGGTAGCACTGGATTTTATAACAGGTTTGGCTGCAGCTGCTGCACGCAAGGAGGTCACGTCCTGTAAGATGTTCAAGGGCCTTATACGCAAGTTCCTGATACTGGTGCTTGTGGCGGTGGCGCACGTTATAGACTGCTACGTCACGAATACCTATCCTGTGATACAGTCGGCAGTGATGCTGTTCTTTATCGTTAATGAGGCGCTGAGCATCGTGGAAAATGCAGCTATGCTGGGGCTGCCTATTCCTAAGAAGCTGCTTGACGTGCTGGAGGACCTGCAGGCAGAGTCGGGCAGCGAGGGAAAGACTAAGATCGAAGAGGAGATAAAGGAGGATGGCGATAATGGCAGCTAAAGTTAAATACGCAGGCGTGGATATGTCCTACTGTCAGACGAATGTTGACTACAAGGCACTCAAGGCAGGCAAAATCTGCGGCAAGCCCGTGAAATTCGCCATGCTCCGTTTCAGCTATGGAGCATGGCAGGACACTGTCTTTGATACTCACTACAGGGGCTGTAAGGAAGCAGGTATTTATGTCGGGGTGTACCACTGGCTGAGAGCGCAGAACGTCGCTCAGGCGAGGGAAGAAGCGCAGTGGCTTGTGGACAAACTCAGGAATTACGACATTGATTATCCTGTTGCGCTTGATTTCGAGGACGAGAAACTTCTTGCGCTTGGTCTATCTAAGGCGCAGTACACCGCAATTGTCAATGCGTTCATGGATGTGCTTGTAAAAGCGAATTATTACGTTGTACTATACACCTATACAAACTGCCTTTTGCATTATCTGCAGGTGAGCGTGCGCACAAAGTACGACCTCTGGATAGCTGACTACACAGGAGTAGCAATAAATTACGGGCAGACCATGTGGCAGTACGGTATTGCTGGGCATCCTCAGTATGATACTAAGAATGTCAGAGCTGTTGACGGTGTTCCCGGGCAGTGCGATGTGAATTGGGCTTATGTAGGCTATGCTGCAAAAATACGTAAGCTCGGCAAGAACAAGCCTGTTATCAAGTACAAGGTCACTGGCACCAAGACAGTGACAAAGCAGGCGCTCGCACAGGCTCAGAGCCAGCTCAAGGCACTCGGGTTTGAGTTCAGCGTGGAGGAGACTTAATACATAATGATACCGCCCTCGGGACGTTTCGTGCGTTCTCGGGGGCGGTTTTTGTGTTTATAGAGCCGTTTTCAGCGCGATTTTTCGTGTTGCATTTCGTGTTGCATAAGTTGCTGGGACGAGGTTTTTTGCACTCTTTTTCAGGTTTTTGCACCAACATGAACGCATTTCAAAAACAAAGCAAAACCGCACTGTAAAGCCGTTTGTGGCAATAGTGCGGTTTTCGCGATATTGACGTTTGGCGGAGAGGAAGGGATTCGAAACCGTCAGTAAACACTAAAAAAG